TAATAGATAACACAATGACTAAACTAAGAAGTTTAGTTGAAGAATTAAAATGTGCAATGTTCGTTGTGTCACATTTAAAAAGACCTGAAGGCAAAGGTCACGAAGAAGGACAAGTTACTTCTTTAAATCAACTTAGAGGTTCTCATTCACTAGCACAGTTATCTGATGGGGTTATTGGTTTTGAAAGAAATCAGCAATCTGAAAGCGATAGCAATGTAATGCAAGTTAGAGTTCTAAAGAACAGGTTTAGTGGAGACACTGGAATTGCGACAACATTAATTTACGACAAACAAACAGGAAGGTTAGCAGAAGGTACATTTGATGAATAAAGAAATATTAGGGAAATTTATATTAGGTTATCTAGTTGAGAAACCAGATTACTTAAGTCTGTCTTTAGAACAGAAGCAAGTTGTGTACGAAACTTGTCAAACTATTATGACTGCAATCTATAATGCAATTAGATATGAAAATGTTTTTCCAGTTATAATGTGTGGAGATGCCGAAGCTAAGAAAGTAATTTCAAAAGCAATGTCAGGCATAGCAGAGTTTCTCCCAAGTACAGATAAAATAACAATAACTCAAATACATTAATTATGGATAATTTTATTTTACAAAAATTTAGAGAACAAGTTGCTAGACAAATTGCAAGAGCTGAACGTATAAGAAATATTTTTGCAATAGTTATATTTATATTAGTTCTAGTAGCTTTTGTTCACATCGTAACTAAACAATATAGTTTAGCTAAATATTTTTTTTTATAAAAACATCTAACCACACTTATACTTTATCAATAGATAAAGGTGAGACCTGCACTGAAGCAATAGAAAAATTTACAAAAAATAAATTAACGTACAATGGTGAGAGAATAGTTCTCACTGGTTGTTACAAAATAAATTAATATGAAATTAGTAATAGATGTTGAAACAAATGGTTTCTTAGATAAATTAAACAAAGTTCATTGCTTAGTTTGTAAAGATACAGAAACAAATAAACTCTATTCATTTAATCCTAAGAATATTAAAGAAGGTTTAGAATTAATTAAAAATGCTAAAACTTTAATCGGTCACAACATACTTTCTTTTGACTTACCTGCTTTAGATAAAGTCTATGGTTTTAAATTTAATGGTGAAGTAGTTGATACATTATTATTAAGCAGACTAATTTGGACAAATAGAATTGAACAAGACTGTAAGTTAAATTCTTTCCCACCTAAACTTATAGGTAAACATTCTATTGAAAGTTATGGTTATAGATTTGGTTTATTAAAAGGTGATTTTAAAGATAAAGAAAATTTTCAAGAATGGTCTCAAGCAATGCAAGACTATTGTGAGAGAGATGTAGAGATTACAGATAAGTTATTTAAACTTATTAAGAACCAAAACTACTCTAAAGAAGCTATAGAATTAGAGCATAAGTTTGCTTACTGGATTAAGAAACAAGAGGATTATGGGGTAGATTTTGATGTGACCGCTTCTGAGTGGCTATATCAATCCCTTACGAAAAGAAGGTTAGAGCTGGAACAAAAACTAGCTTTAACCTTCCCAAACTGGGAACGATTTGACAGGACTGTTAGACCTAAGAGAGACAACAAAACTTTAGGTTATAAAAAAGGTGTACCAGTTAAAAAGTATATAACTGAAGTATTCAATCCAAATTCAAGAGACCACATTGCTAATAGACTTCAAGTCTTATTAGGTTGGAAACCAAAACATTTTACCGCAACAGGTAAAGTAGAAATAAATGAAAAGATATTAAATGAACTTCCTTATCCTGAAGCTAAAATATTATCTGAGCATTTCTTAATACAGAAAAGAATTTCACAACTTGCAGAAGGTGAACAAGCATATTTAAAATTAACAAGGGACAATAAAATTTATGGAAAAGTTATCACCAACGGAGCAGTTACAGGAAGATGTACGCATCACTCGCCAAACCTTGCACAAGTACCAAGTAAAGACAGTTTATATGGTAGCGAATTTCGTAAGTTGTTTATTGCTCCTACCAATATGGTTATGTGTGGTATTGATTTTTCTGGTCTTGAGCTTCGTGTCCTTAGTCATTACCTTTATAATTTTGACAACGGGGAATTTCAAAAGAAATTACTTGAAGATGATATACATACCGCCAATCAACTTGCTCTCGGATTATCCTCACGTTCTCAAGCTAAAACTTTTATATATGCTTTCATATATGGTGCTGGAAGTAAAAGAATTAGCGAAATTCTTAACGTCTCTAATGCGGAAGCTGAAAGAATAAGAAAAAGATTTGTAGAAGTTTTACCATCTTTAAAAACTTTAATAGATGTAGCTCAAAATAAATTTAGAAATCTTGGCTATGTTAAAGGTATTGATGGAAGAAAACTTATATGTCGTGCAGAGTATAGTGTTTTAAATACTCTTATCCAATCTGCTGGAGCTTTGCTGGTTAAGCAAGGAACAATAATTATTAACGACAATCTAATTCGTAATGGGTTTGTGTTTGGTCAGGACTACGCAATGGTTCTCCACATACATGATGAAATGCAATTTGTAGTTAGGAAAGAAAAGATAGAACATTTTAAAACTATAGCTTCCTTGACTTTTGAACTAACAAGAAAACATTTTAATTTTAGATGTCCATTGGCAGGTGAAATGAAAATAGGAAGTAATTGGAGTGAAACACACTAACAAGTTTGATTTAGATTTGGCATTTGGTCAAAAGTACGAAAACGAATTTCAAAAAATAGTAGAAGGAACTGTTGAGATAAAAGCAGATAGATTATGGAAGAAGACTTCTAATATATTTATTGAAAAGGAAAGTAGAGGAAAACCTTCAGGTATTGAAGTATCTAAAGCTAGGTACTGGGTATTTTTCCTAGAGGTAGGTAAGAGAAAAGAACAGATATTTATTGGTATTCCATTAAAATTATTAAAGAAATTTGTAATTGGTTATCCACTTAAAAGAGGTGGAGATGCCTATACGTCTGTTGGTTATGTCGTACCAGCTAAAGACCTCGTAGATTTTTACATTCAAATAAAACAATTCGGAGAAAAATAATGACAAACAAATCTTTCTTTTACAAAAAAAATTCTCACGTCAGTAATGAAGTAAAGCATGAGTGCAGATGTGAAGACGTGCTGGATAGAATGAATGAGGAAATAGAAAATCTTAAAACAATAATCAAAGGATATAAAGATGAACTTAAAGTTGAAAGAGATAGAACTGTATAAAAAATATAAGATAGTTTTTATTGACCCTACTGGCGATACAGGTTGGGCAGATAAATCTGAATTTGAAAAATTCTTTCCTGAGCATTGTGTAATTGAAGGATTTATATTTTCTAAAAATAAACAATTTGTAAGAACATTTGCTTCTTATTCTGTTGATGAACATTTTAGAATTACAGCTTATGGAGATAGGAATGTTTTACCTACTTCCTGCATTGTTGAAATGATTGAAATAAAAGGAAATAAAAAATGAAAAATATGAATGAGTTTCATGCTAACAAAAATAAAATAATGTTAGTTGATGGTGATTTACTTGCTTACAAGATTACTTCTTCACAAGAAGAACCTATTAATTGGGGTAATGATGACTGGACATTACATTGTGATTTTAACTTATGTAAACAATTATGGGTGCAGTCTATCGCTTATTATTTATCTTTAACAAAATCTAAAGATGCTTTAATTTGTTTCTCAGATAAAAATAATTTTAGAAAAGAATTAGATAGTACATATAAATCATATCGTAAGAATATTAGAAAACCTGTTTGTTATAATGAATTAAAAAAGTGGGTTGCTACTAAATTTAAAACACAATCATTTAAAAATTTAGAAGGTGATGATGTTCTTGGAATATTAGCTACTGGAGATTATAAAGATAAATGTGTCATAGTATCTGGTGATAAAGACATGAGAACAATATCTAGTTGGCATTGTTTTATTATTGATGACAGCATTGAATATGTAGATGCTAACAAAGCAGATTATAATTTCTGTACTCAGGTTCTAGTTGGAGACCAAGCTGATGGTTACAAAGGTTGTGCTGGAGTAGGAGCTATTAAAGCATCTAGAGTATTATTAGATAAGAAAAATATAGACGAGTTATGGGAAGCTGTTGTTGCTGAATTTTTAAGAAACAAATATGTCCCTGATGATGCTTACCATCAAGCTAGAATGGCAAGAATATTAAGAGCTGGTGAATATAATTTTAAAACAAACAAACCAAAACTTTGGAACTATAGATATGAAGACTTCATCACAAATACTGCAAACAGCAGAAAAGCTAGTTAGTACCGATAGAAGCAAAACTCATGGTGATAAGAAGGTTAATCATCAGAATATTGCTTCACTTTGGAGTGCTTATTTAGACTACCCATTAACAGCTAAAGACGTAGCCATTCTTATGGTTTTACTAAAATTAGCTAGAACTAAAGCAGGTAGCCATAACATTGATGATTATATTGATGCCTGTGGTTATTCGGCAATAGCAGGAGAACTGAATGAGTAAAAAATTAATAAAGTGCCACTTTAGGAGTAGTCAATGGATAACAAGGTAAAAATACCAATTATTAAAGAAGAATTAATAAAGTATCTCAATAGTCTATTTCCTGACAAATGTGCGGATTTAAAAGATTCTGAAAAAGAAATTTATTACAAATCAGGACAAAGGTCAGTCGTTACTCATTTAATCAATCAATACAACATTCAACAGGAGAATTAAAATATGTGTCCAAGTAGCCCCAAAGCTCCCCCAGCTCCAGAACCTTTGCCAATTACACCACCAGCAGTTACACAAGGTGTTGCAGGTAAAAAGCAAATGTCACCTCAGGTAGCAGGAGAAAATTCAGAAGCAGGACAATCCGCATCTAACAAATCTAGAACTAGATTAGGCAGAGGTTCATTGAGAATACCTTTAGCTGGTGATGGTAGCGGTTTAAATTATCCAACAAGTTAGTATAACTTGGAACGATATTCTGTTTCAGATAAAGTCAATTCGGAAAAATCCAAAATTGAGAGTGAGTATACAAAACTAGAAATTAATAGAGAAGTATTCATTGAAAGAGCAAGAGACAGTGCCGAATTAACAATACCTCATTTATTCCCACCAAAAGGTTCAAACGAAAGTACAAACTTCCCAACACCATATCAATCAGTAGGTTCAAGAGGTGTTATGAACTTATCATCAAAGCTCATGTTAGCTTTGTTTCCCCCACAAGCCCCATTTTTCCGTTTAGGAATAGATGATTTAGTTTACAAAAAATTACAACAAGACCCAGCTCAGAAAGAAACTATTGAACAAGGTTTAGCTCAAATTGAAAAAGCTATAATGGATAACATTGAAGCTACCTCAGATAGAGTTAGTGTTTATGAAGCATTAAAACAATTAATTGTAGGCGGTAATTGTTTATTAAGATTAACTGATAAAGGATTAAGAGTTTATAGATTAGAAAATTATGTAGTTAAAAGAAATCCTCAAGGCGAAATTTTAAAAATTATTATTAAAGAAAGTATAAGTCCAACTTCTCTCCCACTAGAAATAGCCAAACAAATTACAAAGAAGACTGACGAAGAACATAAAAACTTAAATTTATTTACTTATATTTATAAAGAAATAGATAAATATTGTTTAATTCAAGAAGTAGCTAAGAAACAAATTCTTAAAAAAGAATATAAATTAGATGAGCTTCCATTCCTTGCTTTACGTTTTAATAGAGTAGATGGTCAAGATTATGGTAGAGGATTAGTAGAAGCATACTTAGGTGACCTTAAGTCATTAGAAGGTTTAACTAGAGCTATATTAGAAGGTTCAACTGCATCAGCTAAATGTTTATTCTTAGTTGCCCCAAATGGTTCAACTAGAGCTTCATCTATTGCAAAAGCAAATAATGGTGCAATCATTGAAGGTAATTCAGCAGATGTAACTGTTTTGCAAGTTGGTAAATTTGCTGATTTTAAAGTTGCCTTAGAAACAATTAATAAAATAGAAAATAGACTACAGTTTGCATTTCTTTTAAATTCATCAGTAGCAAGACAAGCTGAAAGAGTTACAGCTACAGAGATTTCTCTTATTGCCAATGAACTTCAAGACGCACTTGGGGGAGTTTATGGCTTACTTACAGCAGAATTTCAGCTTCCATATTTAAAAGCAAAAATATCAATGCTTAAGGAAGCAAAATTATTACCAGATTTACCTAAAGATATAGTGAAGCCAAAAATCATTGTTGGATTGGAAGCACTAGGTAGAAGTTCAGATAGATTAAGATTACTTCAATTTATGTCTGACCTTGCAGGAACTTTAGGTGCAGAGGTTCTAGGCAGATATATTAATCTAGAAGATGCTATCAAGAAATTTGCAGTAGCAAATGGAGTTGATACAGCAGGATTAATAAAATCTTCTGAACAAATCCAACAAGAACAACAACAACAACAAGTACAACAATTTGCAACACAATCTCTTGCAGACCCTCGAGTAGCCATTGAGCTTGGTAAAGCTAATGCCGAAAATCCGCAAGGTATGATTGATGCAGTTAAACAAGTAACTAATCAACAATAGGAAAAAATATGAACACTCAAAGAGTAGAAGTAGTAGCTGACAATAAAGAAGTAACTTTAGAACAATCTGCTAAAGATTTAGGTATTGCAGGTGTAAATGTAGGAGCAGAAGTTATCTCTGCAAATTCAGGAACACAAACAGTTATATCACAACCAAAATCAATAACAGAAAGCACAGAACAAAAACCTGAATGGCTTCCTGAAAAATTCAAATCTGCTGAAGAATTAGCTAAAGCATATTCTGAATTAGAAAAAAAATTCTCATCTAATAATAAAGGTGCAAAACAAGAAACACCTAAAAACAAATCTGAAGAAGTTAAAGCTGAAGGTTTTACTTTAGATAAATATAATCAAGAGTATGCTGATACAGGTGTTTTATCTGAAAACTCTTATGCTGAACTTGCTAAATTAGGTTTAGATAAAAATTTAGTAGATGGTTACATTGAAGGTCAAAAAGCAATTTCTGACAATTACCAAAAACAAATTTATAATGAAGTAGGTTCACAAGAACAATATACGCAACTTGTAGATTGGGCTTCTAAAAATTTATCTGATGAAGAAGTTGAAAGTTTTAATGATGTAATTTCTAATGGTTCAATACAAGCAATGAAATTTGCTGTTAGAGGATTGATGGCAACTGCTGGAATGAAACAATCTTCTGTAAAACAACAAGATTTATTTCAAGGTGATAGCGATGTTATTTCTGTAGATGCGTTTCAGTCTATAGCTCAAGTAACACAAGCTATGAATGACCCAAGATACGAAAAAGACCCAGCATACAGAAAAGAAGTAACTGATAAAATAGCTAGAAGTTCCGTTCTTTAATGCGTGATTATAAGTCTGAATACAAAAATTATCAGGGGAAACCTGAACAGATAAAAAACAGAGCTTCTCGTAATTTAGCTAGAAGACTTATGAAGAAAAAATTGGGTGCTAAAATTAATGGTAAAGATATTGACCATAAAGATGGTAACCCAAAAAATAATTCAAGAAACAATTTAAGAATTATGTCTAAGTCAGCTAATAGGAGTAAAAAATAATGTGGTTTTTAAGTTTATTAAAAAATCCACTATTTTCTTTAATAGCAGATAAAACTATTGGAGAAGTAAAACATTATTTAGAAGTTAGAAAAATAGAAAGAGTTGCTGAAATAGAAGCAATGAAAGATGTTTCAATAGCTCAAGTACAAAGCTCTGAAAAATCTCTTAAAGATGAGTGGCTAACTTTATTTATATCAGGAGTAATTTTAGCTTGTTTTATTCCTAAATTACAACCTTTTATGATTAAAGGTTTTGAAATTTTAAAATCAGCTCCAACAGAAATTCTTTATGCAATTTTAATTGTATTCATGGGAAGTTTTGGAGTGAACATTTTAGATAAGTATAAACGATGATTAATATTTTAAATAAGTTAAATAAATTTTTAGAAAAGTTTCTTTGGAAACAAGAACAAAAAAAAAGAGTAGTTAGATTTAAAAAAGTAATTACTAAAAGTAATAAGTTCAAAAAAAGATAATCACCATCTCTCATTAGAGAGGTGACCTAATGAAAATTCAAAAGGATTGCCTGTTACGACAGATAACTCTCTGAATAGGAAAGTACATTAGCTGAAACTAAATAAAAACAAACCAACAATAAAAAGGAGACATATAAAATGTCAAACGCAACAGCTTCACGTCTTGGGCAAATCAATGCCGCAGGTGGAGTAAACGAGCTATTCCTTAAAGTATTCTCTGGTGAGGTTTTATCAGCTTTTGAACGTGAAAATTTAATGCTGAATATGACCAATGTCAGAAGTATTACTTCAGGTAAGTCTGCTCAGTTCCCAGTAACGGGGACAATATCTAGTTCTTATCATACTATTGGTAACGAAATACTCGGTACAGCAGTAAATAAGAATGAGAAAATAATAAATATCGATGATATGCTTTTAGCTAACGCATTTGTAGCTGAATTAGACGAACTTAAGAACCATTATGATGTTCGTTCTGTCTATTCAAAAGAAATGGGTCAAGCACTTGCAAAAACCATCGATAAGAACCTACTAAATCTAGTTGTATTAGCTTCTAGAGCATCTACTGCCAACGTAACTGGCGGAAACATCGGTGCAGTAATTACTGATGCAGATGCAGACACAAGTGCAAGTTCATTAAAGGACAGCATTTTTGATGCTATACAAAAACTAGATGAAAACGATGTACCTTCTTCTGATAGGTTTATCGTTGTAAAACCTGACCAATATTATCAATTATTAAATTTAGACAGTATTATGTCTAGAGATTTTAGTGCTAATGCTGGTGACAGGTCACAAGGTGTAATTACTACTATTGGTGGTGTACCTCTTGTTAAATCAAATACAGCAGTTGCGTCATTTACTGACCAATCTGCCGCTTCTACTGCTGGAACAAACAACACTTACATTGGAAACTTTTCTACTGTTCAAGCTGTTGTGTTCCACAAACAAGCTGTAGGAACTGTAAAGTTAAAAGATTTAGTTCTTGAAACTACTTACGACCCTAGAAGACTTGGAACACTAATGACTGCAAGAATGGCACTTGGTCATGGAATATTAAGACCAGAGTGTGCAGTATCAATTAAAACTTCATAATTTAATTTAATTATAAAGTTAAAAACTGGGGGAGATTAATTTCTCCCCCTTTAAAAATATTCTCAAATGACAATTACAACTCGTACATCTGAATTAGAAGCTGTTAATACAATTCTTTCTACAGTGGGTGAAGCTCCATTAAGTTCTTTAACTGGAAGTTTACCTGTTGATGGAACAATGGCTAGAAATGTTTTAAACGAAATTAATAGAGAAGTACAATCTCAAGGTTGGCATTTTAATACACATTACAAAGCAACATTATCAAAAGATGGTAGCAATAAAATTCCTTTAGCTAGTAATGTTTTAAGAGTTGAATTAGACCCAAATAAATTTTCAAAATTATCTTACGATATAGTACAAAGAAATAATTACATTTATAATCTTGCAGAAAATACAGATATTTTTGATAGAGACTTTGATGAAGTTACAATAGTTTACCTTTTAGATTTTGCAGACATACCAGAAGCCGCTAAAAGATATATAACTATTAGAAGTGCTAGAGTATTCCACGATAGAACTTTAGGAGCAACTACACTTCATAAATTTTCTCAAGAAGATGAAGCAAGAGCATTAATTGTTTTAAAACAAGCTGAAGCATCAACAGGAGATTACACAATATTTGATAATCAATTAGGTGCATACACAGTAAGTAGAACTAACGTAATTTATTAAAATGGCACTAGTTAGCAAAACTATTCCTAACTTGGTGCAAGGTGTATCACAGCAACCTGAAGTATTAAGATTATCGTCACAATTTACATCTCAACTAAATGGATTTTCTAGTGTTGTGGAAGGTTTAAAAAAAAGACCTAACACTACACATATAAAAAAAATTTCAACATCAGCTCTTACTAATGCGTATGTTCATACGATTAATAGAGATTTAACAGAACGATATATTGTCATTATTACTAATGGTTCTATTAGAGTTTTTGATACTACAGGAACAGAAAAATCAGTTGTTATGCAGACAGGAGCTTCTGCATATTTAACTTCAGCATCTCCAAGAACTCAATTTTCTTGTACTTCTATTGCTGATTATACATTTGTACTTAATAAAAATATTACAACAGCTATGTCGGCAACGACTAGTCCAGCTAAAATACAACAAGCTGTTTATACTTGTACTCAAGGAATTAATGGAATTAAATATTCAATTAGAATAGACGGAGTTACTTATAATCACACTTTAGCCACTACTGGTTCTGTAACAACAGAGCAAGTTAGAGATGGATTAAGAAGTGCTATTGGAAGTCCTGCTGGATTAACATTTGCAAACATTGGTAATTCAAGTTTTTCAGTTATTAAAGCATCAGGAACATTAGCTATTAGTGCTTCAGATAGTTATGGAGACCAAGCATCACAAGTAATTAAAGACACAGTAGATAATTTTGATGCTCTACCTTTACCTGCAATTAATAATATGGTTGTTGAAGTAACAGGTGATGCAACAAATAAGTTTGATAATTATTTTGTAAAATTTATTGAAAGCTCTGGTGGTGATGGAGTTTGGGAAGAAACAGTTGCACCAAACACAGTTATAGAAATTGATGAAACTACGATGCCGCATGTTCTAATAAGAACTGCTGATGGAAATTTTAGATTTACACAATGTGATGATAGTACATACACATTAAGTGCAGTTACTTATGACGTACCAGTTTGGGGAAATAGAGTAGCAGGTGATTTAACTTCTGCACCTGACCCAAGTTTTATAGGTAGAAAAATTAACGAAATATTTTTTCATAGAAATAGATTAGGTTTTTTATCTGATGAAAATATTGTAATGTCTAGAAGTGGAGAATTTTTTCAATTCTTCCCAGAAACAGTTACACAGGTTTTAGATACAGACCCAATAGATGTAGCATCAACACATTCTAAAGTTTCTATATTAAGGTCAGCAGTATCATTTGATGAAGAACTTTTAATATTATCAGACCAAACACAGTTTATTTTAACAGGTGGAACAGTATTAACTGCCGCTAATGTTGCTATAAATGTTACTACAGAATTTGAAAGCGATAGAAATATTAAACCTATTAATGCTGGTTCTAATGTTATCTTTGGTTTTCCTAAAGGAAACTATACAGGTTTTAGAGAATATTATATTTCCTCTGATACTGACGTAAAACAAGCAGAAGACATTACTGCAAATGTACCAAAATTTATTCCTAAGAATGTATTTAAGATAACTACTGCAACAAATGAAAACATTGTTGTTGCAATAAGTTCTGATGAAGCAAATGCTCTTTATGTTTATCAATATTATGTTTCAGGAAATAAAAGATTACAAAGTGCTTGGCATAAGTGGAGCATGGGAACTTCTGCTAACACAAACATATTAAATGTAGATTTTATTGAAAATACTTTATATTTAGTAATTCAAAGAGGAACAGACGTATTCATTGAGACTTTAGATATATCTCCTAATTTAACAGATACAGGAGCAACTTATTTAACTCATCTAGATAGAAAAATTCAAGAAAGCTCTACAGGAGTTTCAAGAAGTTATAATTCAGGAACAGACCAAACTACAATTACACTTCCATACGCAATTAAAAATACGATGTCAGTTGTAACTAGAAGTGGTGGTGCAAATATTTCTGGTAGAGAAATTGCTATAATTAGCCAAACAGTTAATGGTACTACGATTGTTGTTAGTGGAAATGTAACATCTACAAATTTATTTATAGGTGAAACTTATAATTTTACATTTACTTTCTCTCAACAATTTATGCAAGATGCTGATACAGCAGGTTCTAAAATTTCAGTTAAAGAAGGAAGACTACAAATTAGAAGCTGGGCAGTATCTTATAATGACACAGGTTATTTTACTACATTAGTTCAACCTGTTGGTAGAAGTAGTTCTTCAACTACATTTACAGGAACAATAACTGGTACAGGATTATTAGGTACAGTTAATTTAGAAGATGGTGATTATGAATTTGCTGTTCAATCAGAGAATGACAAATTTACTGTTACAATAAGTAACGACAGTCATTTACCTTCTAATTTTATTAATGCTTCTTGGAATGGTTATTATGTTAGCCCAACAACAAGGATTTAATCATATACGTTTAACAGTTCTTGAAGATATAAAGAATTTAGCTCCAAGATTAAGATTTGAAGATAAAAGAGAAATTTTAAGTTCTATAGGTCTTACACCTTACGAAGGTCTTTATTATAGTTACAAACATTCAACAGTTTGTTTCACAATATTTAATTCAAAAAATATTCCAATAGCAATCTTTGGGGTAAACCAAATTACAAATTCATTGTCTAGTATTTGGCTTTTAGCAAGTAATGGTTTGAAAGAAGTTGAAATACCATTCTTAAGACAATGTAGAAATTTAGTAAATTTTTTAACAAACAAACATAAAATACTTTTCAATTTTGTAGATTGTAGAAACGAACTTCACATCAAATGGTTAAAGTGGTGTGGATTTAAGTTTTTACGAAAAACTAATTACGGAGTATTAAACCAACCTTTTTATGAAATTATAAAAATATGTGCGTAGAACCTACAACAGCTTTGATGATTGCATCAGTTGCATCAGCAGGTATTCAATACCAAGCAACTAATGCTCAACAAAAAGCACAGCAACAAGCTCAAAATAGGCAAAATGAATTAGCAAGACAAAATGCTATTCAAAGATATGCCGCAGAAGGTTTAAAAATAAGACAACTTGCTTCACAAACATCTGCAAAAGGGTTTGAAGCTAGTAAGAAAACTAAGTCTGCACAAGCTCAATATGTAACACAAGCTGGTGATGCTGGTGGACTAATGATGAGTGGTTCTACTGATGCACTAATGAGAGATTTTTATAGAGTAGATGGTAATTATAAAAATTCATTAACTCAAAATTTAAAGTTAAACGAAAGTCAATTTAGAAGAAATTTAGAAGCAATTCAATTTGGTCAAGAAAGTCAAAGCACTTACGTTACAGCACCAAACCCAGAATTAAACTTTGCTACTCAAGTTCTTAACGTAGCAAACACTTATTACGGATTAGAAGCTGAGAAAGCTAATAGAGGTCTTCAAACAAATAGAGAAAAAAATAGAAATAGAAGCGAAGTAGAGGGTTTTAACATTGGCTAAAAAATCATCAAGAACTCCAACAGGTTTAAATTTAACTCCTGAATTACCTGAAGTTGCTTCTCGAGATTTTAATTTATTTTACACACCGCAAAAAGAACCAGAGATTGCAGGTCTTAAAGAATTTACTTCTTCATTAGATAATTTTGTTAATGGTGGTGGAACAAAAGCTGTTCTTGCAAGTGAAGCAGAAGATAAAAAAATTAATTCTGCACAAGCACAACAAGATTACGCACAAAATAAATTAGCATTTAAAGAAGCTATTAAAGCTGGTCAAATAGATGCAACAGCAAATCCATATTATTTAGAAAAATATAAAGAACTTACTTTAAATTCTTTTGCTTCTGAATTTAGTTCAAAATTAAATAAGGCATATCAAGACCAAAAAATAGTAGAGGATATAAGACCAAATTCTTTTGATAATTTTTATAAAGACCAATTAGGTAAATTTATTAAGGAAAGAGAATTAGGAGCTTTTAATCCACTTGATTTAGAAAAAGGGTTTTTTAAAGAAACTTCTGGTTTTAGAAATCAATTTGAAAATAATCATAGAACAGCTCAATTAACAGTATTTAAAGAAAAGTTTAATGACAGAGTAAAAGCTAGAATTGGTGCAGTTATAGACCAGTTTAAAAATTATGAAGATAGTGCTTTTGCTGAAAGCGGTTCAGGTTATAACAAATATAATTTAATGGCAGACAGCATTAACGCATTAATAGCCGAACTAATAGATGTTAATGGAGATGGTAGAGAAACTATTGATGTTGTTTTAGATGGAATAAAAAATTGGGCTACTACTACTAGTGATTATGAATTGGCTAAAAAAATTGTTAATGAGCTACCAGCAAAATTATTAGCAGGAACAAACAGTATTGAAAATATTGGTAGAGTTAAATTAGAAAAAGATAAATTATTTGATGCTTTAGTTGAAAAATCTGCTGAAAGAACAAGTAAATATAATCAATTAACTAAAGGTCGTAGAGAACAAGAACAATTAAATACCTACAGTTTTCTAGCCGAAAAAGTTAAAGAAAATCCTGATTTTGATGTTACCGCTTGGCTTAATGACCCAAAACGAACAGGTTCAGAAAAACAAGGTGCTACTGATTTTATAAAAGATTTACAATTTGATAGAGGTAATACTGACAATATAGAAGTATTAAGAAAAATAGACAGATTAAATGCTGAAGGTAAATATGCTGAAGCATACGAATATACAAGAGAACAATATCAATTAGGAAATTTAAGAAACGATACTAAAAATAAATATATTAGTGAATACATCGCTGATGCACAATCAGGCAAGTATGATGAAGTTTTACAAAATAGTTTTGTTAGAGGTGATTTAGCTAGAATATCTAAAATTATTTCTTCTGAAAAAGGTGGCGGTTCAGCTTTAGATGCTTCTGATTTTACTACTTATGTAACTAGAAAATTAAGAACTTGGTATAAAGACAATAGAGCTAATTACAAAACACAATCTGATTTAGATGATGCCATAGAAAAAAAATATATGGAATTAGTTAAAAATTATAGAAGTGTAAGAGAAAATGATACTTTATTTGGTAAAATTGATGAAACTACAAGAGGTGGACAAGGCAACATAATTCAAAACATTGATAATGCTATTGAACAAAAAAAACAGCAAGAAGAATTAGCTAAACAAAAAATAAAAGAAGAAAATAAAAATCTTAAAGATGATGAAATTCAGAAACTTTATGATTTAAAACAAAAAGAAAAAAGAAAATTTAAAAGTCCTGCTGAAGCTAAAAAAGCCCAAGAAGCTAAAGATGAACGTAAAGCATTAGAAGTTATGAAAAATCCTTTAACAGGTTTAATTAGAGATGCTTTTGACCCAAATTTTAATAAAGATAAAAAATAATATATGGCACAAAAATATGAACTTCCTAATGGTAAATACATTGAGGTAGAAGATGATTTTATTGGGTCACAAGAAGAAAAAGAATTATTAGACCAGTTTAATCAAAGACAACCAGTACAATCTGCTCAACCAATACAACAAAATGATGTTGTACCTGAAGGCAAAGAGAATAATTGGTTATATGATACTGCTGTAGTTGCTCCATACGAAGGTGCAAGAAAGTTCATAAATTCGTCAGGAAGACTAATTGAGGATTTAGGTGACACTTTAGGAGAAGTCACTAATATTTATGGTGTAGCTTTAGGAGAAAAAGCTAATAATGGCTTAATAGAGCTTGTTTCTTACGATGAAGCTAAAGCAAAGGGTTTAAAAGACCCAATATTTGGTGAAACAGGAAAAAGAGATTTTAATTCAATAAGAGGGTTTTTTTACGACCCATCAAGACCTGACAACGATGATTACACTACTAGTATGGTTGGTAGCTTTGTTGAAGCAGGAACTCAATTTCTATTAGGTTATGCAACAGGTGGTAAAATATTATCGCAATTTGGAGCAGTAGCACCAATAACTACAGCTCAAAAAATAGCTCAAACAACAACACAAGGAGCTATTGCAGACTTTATTGCATTTGATGAAAACTCAGGAAGATTTGCTGATGTTGTAACCGAATTTGCACCAGATTTTGGAAATACGTTTTTATCATACCTACAAACAAATAAAGACGACACTTGGTATGAAGGTAGACTAAAAAATTCCATAGAAGGTATTGGTCTTGGACTAATGGCAGAAGTTCTTTTTAAAGTAGCCAAAGTTTCAAAAAGTAAAATTAGCAACACATATAATGAAGTTGATTTAAAAGCTGATGAAGTAATTATTGGTAAATCACAAGAAGCAATTATTGGAGTAAAAAATAAATTAGACGAAGCTCAGACAATCGGTGAGAAAATGAAGATTGTTAATGAAGCTCTAGAAAATGTAGATGGACTAAGTCCAGCTCCTAAACAAATTTCAAAAGAAGAAAAAGTAATATTATTAAATAAAATTGCTCAAGAAGATTTATTAGTAAACTTTGATAAGTGGAAAGCAGGGGAAATGTCTGCTGAGGAAGCATTTAGTATTCCTAGAAGCTGGATTAACCTTGATACCTTTGATAAAAAATTAACAACACAAGAATTAGTTAATACTACTACTTCAATTATAGAAGCTGTTAAAAAAAGTTATAATCAAGTAGATAAGAAATTTTCTGACGAAGTTATTAAAAGAAAAGCAATACTTGAGTATGGTGGAGACTTAAATAAAGTTTATCAAGATTTTGCTGATTTAACAAAAACATTTCAAGAAAAAGAAATTGCACCTCTAATATATCAACATGAGATAACATTAAATTCTCTAGTTAATATGTTAGCTCCTATGGTTCGTCAGTCTAAAATGGGATTACGACCACAAGCAGAAATTGACCAATTAATTAATTTGATTGGTGCTATGCAAAATAATCGTAAGATTGTTGCTAGTGAATTTGGTGGTGGCTTAAAAACATTTGGACAAACTAAAGAAGAATTTATTCAATCTAATATTCTTCAAGAAAATTTAAGAAAAGCTGTTGGTGAGTTTGAAAATTTTAGTTCTAAAGACCCAGAAGCTAAAGCAAAACTTTTAGATAAATTAGCTTCTTTAGATAAACCTGATGTTACTAGAAGAATTTTAAATTTTGCTTTAAGCAATAAGGTTTGGGACATTGCAAACGAAGTATGGATTAATGCTTTATTATCTAATCCAAAAACACAATTAATTAATGCTTTTTCAAACGCAATAACAGCTATTGCTAGACCTGTTGAAGATATAATGGGTTCTAAATTATCTGCTTGGTTAGATGGAGATAATCTTGCAAAGAAAGCTGTTTATGAAGGACAGATTAATGAAGCCAAATCAACATTCGCAGGATTATTTAGTTATTTAAGAGATGCTACGAAATACACTGGCACTGCTTTAAAAAATGGTGAGCTTGTATTAGATGCAACTACAAAAGCAGATACAGCAACTTCTAGAGCTACTGGTACAGGAACAATAGGTAATATAGTTAGATTACCAACAAGATTTTTAAATGCTACTGACGAGTTTTTTAAACAAATTAATTACAGAGCTAAATTAAGTTCATTAGCATTACAAGCTGGTGAAGCTAAAGGATATAAAGGAAAAGATTTAGATAGTTTTGTTAAAGAATATATTAGACAAGGTTTTGACGAACAAGGTTTAAGAGGAACAAATCTTGAAGCATTAAAGTATGCACAAGAAAATACTTTTACTAATGAACTAACTGGTTTTGCTAAAAAGTTTCAAGACGCAATTAATACTTACCCAGCATTAAAACAATTCTTTCCATTCGTAAGAACACCATTCCAATTAGCTAAAGCTATTGCTGACAGAACTGTTGGTGGAGTTACTTATAATCTTGACCATTTATTCGGAAGGTCAGGCGACCCAAGAATGATTGCTAAAGTTAGAGGTCAGACTGCTATGGGTGGAATATTATTAACTTCTGCTTCAGCACTATACCAACTTGGAATGATTAGTGGTTCAACAAACCAAAAAGGTGATGGTAAAGCATTAGATAAATATACTGATGCTGAGTTATTAAGACTTAAAAAATCAGAAACTAACTTTAAACCTTACTCATTTAATTTTGGAGATACTCAAATTCAATTTGGAAGATTAGACCCTTATGGTGCTTTCTTTGGAATTGTTGCAGATTTTATGAGTATTAGAGACAGACTAACTCAAGAACAAATTGAAAGAGTTGGTGCTGATATGAATTTATTCTTAGCAGGACAAATGGACAGTAATCCTATTCCTTTTGCTGACAGACAATTAATAAATGCTAGAGCAGGTATTAATTCTTTACAAACAAACATTTTAAATAAAACTTATTTTCAAGCCATACAAGAAATTGTAGATGCAGTATTTGACCAAGATGGCACTACTGCAAGTAAATATTTTACAAATAAAGTTGGAAGTTTTGTACCTAATATTATTTCTAAAATTAATAATGACCCATACCTAAGAGACGCACAAGGTATTATTGATGAAGTTATAGGTAAAAGATTAGGAGTGGGAACACCACCATCACCTAAATATAATTTTATGGGTGAAGCTCATAAAGCTAGTGATGAAGATTCAATTCAAAGATTTTTTAATAATTTTTTAAATCCACTTTCAATAGGTGATAAAACTAATGACCCTGTTGCAATGGAAATTTTAAGATTAGGAAAAGCCCCAACAACTTTAAAAAAGTTTCAAGATGGAGTTGATTATACTGAATATAAGTTTGGTAAAAACACAGCTTATGACAAAATTAATCAATTATTAAATACTACAAAAATTGAAGGTTTAACTTTAAAAGAAAAATTAGCAGACGTAATACAATCAGAAGATTATCAAAATTTATCAGACCCAATTAAATTAGCTCAAGGCATCTCTGATGATGGAACTAAATATAAGCGAATAAATTATATTTATGAAATTTACAAAACTAGAGCTGAAGCATTATTTGAACAAGAAAAAAGTAACTACAAGAATATAAATAATCCTGACAGAAATCTTTTTAGTGATGTTCAAAAACAAAAAAGAAATAAACAAGTAATAGGTGGAAGTAGAGATTTAGACAGACTTCAACCATTAATTAACTTTTACCAAGAATAACTAATGCCAACATATTTCGCACAAGTTACCTACACAGGTAACGGAAGCACGACTTCTTATGCTATTCCGTTTTCTTATATAGATAGCTCTCACGTTAAAGCATACATAAATGGAACTATAACTTCCGCATTTACTGTAAGTACATCAACACTAGTATTTACTTCAGCTCCAGCTAATGGTGCTACTATAAGAATAGAAAGACAAACACCTCTTGATGCAAGACTAGTAGATTTTGCTGATGGTTCAGTTCTTACTGAAGCAGACTTAGATAGGTCAGCTAATCAAAATTTCTTTATTGCTCAAGAAGTAGCCGATGATGCCATTAACAATATGGCGGTTGATACAGACGACAAGTACAACGCACAGTCTAAAGTAATTAAAAATTTAGCTAACCCTGTTAATGCTAACGATGCAGTAAATAAAACATATTTAGAAAACACTTGGTTAAGCACAGCAGATAAAGCAACATTAACAAACTTAAATTCAAACATAGCAAGTGTTAATACAGTCAATACAAACATTGCTAATGTAAACACAGTAGCTTCAGATTTAAACGAAGCAGTATCAGAAATTAATACAGTCGCAGTAGATATTACAAACGTAAATACAGTTGGAACAAACATAGCCAACGTAAATACTGTTGCAGGTAATAATGCTAACATCACTACTGTAGCAGGTGCTAATGCTAATATAACAACTGTCGCAGGAGCTAATGCAAACATTACTACTGTAGCTGGTCAAATTACACCTACAAATAATATTTCTACAGTTGCAGGTGCAGTTGCTAATATAGGAACTGTCGCAACAAACGTAGCCAATGTTAATATAGTTGGTGGAGCTATTGCTAACGTAAATACTGTAGCAGGAGCAAATGCAAATATTACAACAGTTGCAACAGCTAATACTAATATTGGAACAGTTGCTACTAACGTAGCTAATGTAAATTTAGTAGGTGGTTCTATTGCTAATGTTAATACAGTCGCAACAAATGTCGCTAACGTAAATACTGTAGCTGGTAACAATGCCAATATAAACACAGTAGCAGGTGCTAACGCAAACATTACAACAGTTGCAGGAATATCAGGTGCAATAAGTACAGTTGCTTCTAATGCAGGTAACATTTCAACAGTTGCTACCGATATTGCAAAGGTAATTACTGCGGCTAATGATTTAAACGAAGCCACTTCAGAAATTGAAGTTGTAGCAAATGCTATAGCTAATGTTGATACAGTTGGTAGTGCTATTGCAAATGTAAATACAGTAGCAACTAATATTGCAAATATAAATTCTGTTAATTCTAATAGTACAAATATAAATTCAGTAGCAGGTAACTCTACTAATATAAATTCAGTTGCTTCAAACTCTGCAAATATAAATTCTGTTGCAGGTTCTATAGCTAACGTAAATGCAGTTGGGACTAATATTGGTTCAGTAAATGACTTTGCCGCAAGGTACAGAGTAAGTGCAACAGCTCCTACTACAAGTTTAGATTTAGGAGATTTATATTTCGACACTACTTCAAACACAATGAAGGTGTACTCTAGTGGTGGATTTATAAATGCAGGTTCTTCAGTTAATGGTACAGCAAATAGATATAAATATACTGCAACAGCTTCACAAACTACATTTACAGGAGCAGACGATAACTCAAACACACTTGCTTATGATGCAGGATTTTTAGATGTTTATTTAAATGGAATTAAATTAGTTAATAATTCAGACTTTACAGCATCTTCTGGTTCATCAATAGTTTTAGCAATAGGAGCTTCTGCTTCTGATATTTTAGAAGTTATTGCTTATGGAACTTTCCAATTAGCTAACTTTAGTATTGCTGATGCCAATGACGTTCCACCTTTAGGAACTGCTGGACAAGTTTTAAAAGTTAATTCTGGTGCAACTGCATTAGAATATGGAACAATAGATTTAACAAATTTAAATGCTACAAATTTAACTTCAGGAACTTTACCTGATGCTAGATTTCCAGCTACATTACCTGCAACAAGTGGTGCTAATTTAACTTCTTTAAACGCAAGTAATTTATCTTCAGGAACAGTATCTACAGCAAGATTAGGAACTGGAACTGCTAATGCTACAAATTTTTTAAGAGGAGATAATTCTTGGCAAACTATTTCAACTTCTCCTTCACAATTAGTAAGTTCAATTCCTTTAGCAAGTGGGGCTTCTTATACTGCTGGACAACTTGCTTCAATAAATGCAGTTGGAGAAATTACTTCACTCCCTGTTTTAAATACTTTTGGAACAACAAGAACAAATTCAGTTATCACAGCTTATGATGCTATATCTGATGATGGTAGTACAGCACTAAAATTAGTACAAACAAGTCCATCTGGTGGTAGTTCAAGGACTTTAACAATTACTGGAGTTGCTTTATCAAATTCAGCAAATCCTACAAATGGTGGGACAACAGTAGTAGTAACAAATAATGCTCAATATGGTTTTACTGGTCTTGCTACTAGTATAGTTACACCAACTTCTTTAGGTAATAATAAATTTTTAATTACTTTTGCTACAAGTTATAGTTATGCAGATGGTTGCGGAAGTACTTCTACATGGAGAAGCATAACTTTTATAGTTGAAGTAAATGCAAGTACAGGAAACCTTACCAAAGGAAATGAAATAACATATTCTGGTGCAGGTAATAATCCAGCAGGATTTCAAAATTATGAAAATGCACGATTAACAAAAGATATAATTTATTTTAGAATTCGTGCCGCTAATGGTACTGGTTCTAATATTACTGGTATAATAACATGGACTGGAACAACAATTACACTTACATCTGATTTAGATGCTTCTGGATTTAGTGGTGCTAATGGTAGAAATATAATATTAACTTCTAGTAATATTTTAGGTTTTGGAACAGGTGCTAGTTGGAAAACCGCAACTTGGACTGCTTCTCCAGTAGGTATAGGTACAGTTTCAACAACTACTCAAATAGCTGATTATCAAGATGAAGGTAACTGGGCTAAAATGTGTGCTTTTGGAACAGATGCACCTGAGTATGTTATAGCTACTTACAGAAATACTGATTTTATACGTAGATATATAACTTATTCAGTTAATCAAACTACTGGTGCATTAACACAAGTTGAAACAGGCACTTTATTAAGTTTAAATAATTATGATGCTTCTATGTATGTCTTTAAAGATAAAAATTCTTTTGTAGCTGTTAATGGAGCTAGTAGTGGTACATTAAGTTTTACGAATGGAACTAAAAATACACCTGCATTTAATACTCCATATTCTTTAACTACAGTAAGATATAACAGTGGTGATTTATTTTATAATTTTAGTACAGATATTTACAGCTACCCAACAAATACTGGGTACACAGTTAATGCTTATGCTACAAATGTTTTTAATTTTATTGGAGTTGTAAAAACAACAGACAGTACATCTCCGATTGATATAGTAACGAATGGTGTTGCAGGTGGGTTTACAGGTTTAACTGCTGGTGTTTTATACTATACAACAACTCCAGCAGATGGAAGTGTCTCAACTTCTTCTGCGTCTGGTATATTAGTTGGTAAAGCAATATCAACAACAGAAATTCTATTAATGAAATCTAACTCAAATTAAATATGACAATACAATTTAAAAATATAGAAGAAATAAGAGCTTACGCAAAACAACAGCTAGAAAAAACTGATTATGCTGTTTTACCAGATACAAATATAGCTAATAAAATTGAATTTATAGGATATAGAAGTTTTATAAGATTATTGTATTTAAAACCTAATTATACACCTTTTCCTGAAGAACCAACTCCTATTTGGAATGAACCAAATACGATTATGTCAAATATACAAAATCAACCTAAGACAGACATACCAACAGAATAATGGTTATAAATATTCCATCAAAATATTCCTTTAATTATGAGGGTACTACAATAAATATCTTTCACGCAAATAAAGGCGAAGGATTACCTAAGCACGAGCATTTATATTCTCATGCTACAATGTGTCATTCAGGAAGTTGTATTGTAAGAAAAGAAAATAAAGAATTTGTAATTAATAAAGAACATACACCAGTAAATCTAAAAGAAAAAGAGTGGCACGAAATAGAAGCACTTGAAGATAACACAGTATTTGTGAATATTTTTTCACAAGGTAAAAATTAAAACAACAATTAACAATTAATAATAAATGACTAAAGCACGAGATATATCCAGTCTAATAGGAGCAGGTGGCATTATAGATAATTCTAAAATTACTTTAGATGCTAACGAGATACCTAATTTAGACACAGCTAAGATTACGACAGGCGAATTAGCAAATGCTAGAATAGCAGATTTACCTGCAAGTAAAATTACTTCAGGTACTATTGCGTCTGCTAGAATAAATAACGCATCATTAAATGCGATTACAGCTTTACCTGAAGGAGTGGGTGGTGGAAATAACTGGTCTGCAAATAGACCAAATCCTAACGCATTATCTTTAACAGCAGGAAAAGCCGCATCAATGAGTGGTACAAACTTAGCATTAAAAACAATGCCTGTAGCAAATACTTTTGGAACTGAATATCTTTCATCACAACAAGCAGATTATTATAGTGGCATTTCTACAGATGGAAGTAGAGCTTTACACATTTCACAAGTTGTTAATGGCACTTTTAATAATGGAACTCCAACTAATATAACTTGGACATTTAGAGGTTATGCCATTTCTCAAAGTGCAAACCCAACTAGAGGAACTGTTACTGTAACGCAAAATGCTACCACTCCAGGTGTACCTACAAGCCAAAACCCTTATGGTTTAATTTCTTTAACAATTTACCCTTTAGACGAAACAAGATTTTTAATTACAATAACATCTGCCGCAACTGGTTATGACTCTGAAGTTATTCCCTCTAGCGGTAGTAAAGTTCTTGTTGTTATTATAACTGTTGATGCTTCAGGAAATTGCACTAAAGGAACTTCCCTAGAACTTTCAGGTGGAAATGTAGGGGGATATGCAACTTGGAATTATGCCGCAAAAGTAAGTCGTGGAAATATTACAAATCCATTACAAGAGGGACAATTATTAATTTTTGCAAGAGCGAATAATTCTTATACAATATATAAAATTCCATCTTCAGGAATGGTTATAACTTCTCATGGAACAGATACTAAAGTAAATAACTGGACTGGATTACAGTATGTGTTTTTTGATGAAACAGCAGGAGTAGTTTCTGGTGTAACAGATGATGGAAAATTAAGAACTGCTAACTGGACAAGTGGAACTACATTAGGAACACACACAGATAGTGCAACTTTTACTCCAAACTTAAACGGAGCTGTAACTTGGATTCCAATTACAAAACAAAAAATTATTGCAAGATATAATCAAACACCTTCTACACCAACTTATCGTGCATTTACTTTGGCTACAAACGGAGTTCTTACTCATACAAGTACAAATGATACTCCAATGACAACAATAGAGAACTTTACTGAACCAGCTTATTTAGCATATTCATCTAATAGTACTGGAACGACAATGTTAAATTCTGCTTTTAAATCATTTTCTTTTGACCAAACAACAGTAAATTATTTAGGTCAAAACTTTGACACTCCAGTTGTTACAGGTCATTTTGGTTATCAATTTGTGGCAGTAAGAAACTTATCAAGTAATACATATTTAGTTTTCTATTATTCATCAACAGACAACTCAAACTATTACATGCGTCAAAAATTATTTACTATTAATGCTTCAGCTTCAAATGCTTTTAATTTTGCAGGAATAGTTAAAACATCAGGTAGTGGTGCAACAGTTCCTTTTTTCATTAGAGGAATAGTTGGTGGATTTAGTGGTTTAACAACAGGTGCATCTTACAAATTAAAAAATGATTACTCAGGAGACTTAGTAATTTCTTCTGATGCTACAGCTATAGGAAGTACATTAGGTACAGCAGTAAGTGAAACTGAAATTAACTTAGGATAATTTATGAAACAATACGATTTTAAAACTTTAGAAGAAGCAAAAGAACATTTAAAAAAATGTTTATTAAATACAGACTATATCTTTTGTGGAGATATAAATATTTTAAATTACGATGAATTTACAACTTATAGAAATTATATAAGAAGTATTTATAAAAGTTTAACATTTACACCTATAACAACTTTTAATCTTCCACAGCAACCACAACCAATTTGGAAACAATAAAAGACCATAAGTCTTTTCTTAACAACTAACAAAAAAATAATATGACAACACTAACTATACTTATAGTTTTTATAATCGGAGCTTGGCTTGGGTGGAGATATGAAAATCTAATTAATGATTTTGTAGAACACTTTAAGTCTATGGGTAAAAAAGATTTATAATGATTTTTACAACTATAGAAATAGCAGTTTATGTAAGTTTAATTTTAACAATTTATATTTGTTACAACATTAGACCTAAATAAATGACACCTTATACATTTGAAGAAATACAATTTTTAAACAAACCAACACAAGAGGAGAATATGTTCACACCTAAATTTGAAATTCCTTCTTACGAAGAAGCTAAGAAAGCTACAGAAAACTTCGCAGGACAGGTTCAGAAATTTTGGGCAGATGCTTTCAAAGACTACGCAAAGTCAGTTGAAGCATTTTTTCAGAATAACAAAAAGTAAACTAACAACAAACATCAGGAACACTAATGGCTAAGAAAAAAGTAAAGTCTGTTGCTGAATTACTAGAAGAAGCACAAGATATTCTAGCTCAAATTCAGGACAAAGTTAGTGAAAATGAAGTTGATGATTGGTCTGACGAAGACGAAGACGCATGGAATGATGCGGATTTAGACGAAGAAGACCAAGAGTAATCAATGAAATTTTAGCTCCGCTTATGACTACTAAAACTAGTAAGAGCTTTCACAAATGTAAGAAAGAACATATCAGCAAAAGTCAGTTTGATATGTTGATATTTGAAATTAGAAACTTAAGAAAAGACGTAGAAGAACTAAAAGGATTTATGAATAAATCTAAAGGAACACTAGCTGTTCTATTATTCATAGGTGGATTGATAGCTACAGTTATTACTGCACTGGATTATTTTAAAAGATAAAATTATGAGCAAAGGTTTATATTCAAACATTAATAGAAGAAAAAAATTAGGTATCTCAAGAAGTAAAAAGAAATCTACAATATCTCCTGAAGCATACAAAAATATGCAA